CAGCTCTTTGCGAGTTTGGAGACTGAGCTCGGCGTCGGATTCGGCGCTGCGGTACAGGCCGATATTTCGTCGCTGCTGGATAAGAGCTACCGGAAGGGCAAGAGTGCGATCCTGAAGCCGAAGAGGCTGCCGCTCAACTTTCTCGCGATAGACACAGATGCTATTGCGTGGCTGCAGGAGCATCATATCTACTGGATTCGTAACTTCTACAGCCGCAGGCTCTCAAAGGGCATTGCAGACATAGTCAGTCAGGGGCTTGCACAGGGACTCGGCAGGGTCGATATCGGCAAGATGCTCAAAGAAGCTTTCGATGGATACAAGGGGCTGGGCGTGCAACCCGCCGCCTATTGGCGGGGGCTGGCAGCCAACGGCATGAACCGCTCGCGCAACTTCGGACAGATACAGGGCTATGTCGATGCCGAAATCAAAGAAATCGAAATCGTAGCGGTCATGGACGAACGCACTTCACCTGTCTGCTTCGCTCCGTGGACGCCTGTCTTGACGCCCAGCGGGGCGGTTGCTATAGACCGGCTAAGTCCCGGCGATACAGTGGTTACCGGGTCGGGGGAGACACACCGAATTATTGCCACATCGTGCAAAGAAACTCGCGATTGGATTGAGGTCAAGCTGTCGTCCGGTTTTTTGTTGACAGTAACGCCTGAACATCCTATTCTAACCAATGAGGGTTGGGAAAAAGCGGATCAGCTTAAAATAGGAGACTATCTTGCGTTACAAACAACGGCCGATAATAACCTGCGCACATTGCGGGAAAGAGTTCGAGGGCGAGTTACATCGCACCCGAAAGTATTGCTCTCACGATTGCTATCACGAGGCGAGACACGAACGCGGGTGGGTGACCCGGACGTGCGCCCATTGTGGCAAAGAATTCCGTGCCCAACGGTGTTACGCGGATCGAGGGCGTGCACAGCATTGCAGCGACAAATGTCGGCGGATGTCGGCGCGAAAGGGCATCGATCCGGCTGCCCTTATCCGATCCTGCAAGACATGCGGAAAGAAGTTCCGGATCAGACCAATCGAGTTTCTATCCGGCAAGATTCGACAACACTGTTCGATCGAATGTCGGAAGCGCCGGAACGTGATGGCTTGTCTCGCCTGCGGGAGGGAATTCGAGTATGCCCGCACCGAGGAGGGTACTCGGAAGTATTGCTCGCTTGCTTGTTATCGTCGGCACCGTTGGGCGTCGAATCTCGAGCGGCTGGTCGAGGAGATCCTGAAGGAGCACCACGTCGAATACCGGCTCGAGGTGCCGGTTGGTCGCTATTCGATAGACATTGTTCTACCAGGGCTGATGATAGCGATCGAGGTGGACGGCAACTACTGGCACACGAAGGGGGAGAGACCCGACTCGCGAGCAAAGAAGGAGAGGGCGATATCCGAGGCGGGCTACCGCTTGGTGCGTCTATCTCAAGATTCTCTCGCCGAGCACCCGGAGAGGCAAGTCCTGACGAGTATTATGGCCGCCGTTCAGGCACGGCCGCAGTAACCAGCATCAGCAGGGTGCGCCTTTGCGCACCCGTCCCCGCTTACAATTTAGAGGTCGAAGGAGATCCGACTTACGTCGCTGGTGGCGTTGTTGTGCACAACTGTCGCGAGATGAACGGGAAGATCATAAACGTAAGTGCCGCAGTGAGACAGAGAGATGCATTGATGACCGCGAATAACCCTGAAGATGTGATCGAGATTGCGCCTTGGTATTCGGTTGCGCAAGCGCAGGAGCGGATGCACGGGGACATAGCGGATAACGTCGGCATGCCGCCATATCACTTCCATTGCCGCACGACCACGGTCGAAAGGAGTGCTGTATAATGGCAAAGGAACCAACTCCAAAACCTAAGGGGCTTAAGAAGCCGCCACCACCTCCAGCACCACCGCTCCCGCCTCAGAAAAGCAAGGAGAGTGCTGCATGATAGCATTGTGGATAGGAATAGGAATTGTCATCGGGTTGGGTATCGGTTTGCTCATTAAGGGCGCGCCGAAACATGCCTTTGGCTATAATCCTGAACCGAAGGGTGGTGTACATCCACCAGCAACGCCGCCTCCGGGACCGCCGCGAAAGCGATACGAGGCAGATGTTATCTGTGACCTGCTAAGCAAGCTCGAATTCAATGAACCTATCACGGCAAGTGGGGCGGGAAAATGAACTACGAAGACTTCCTGACACGAAACGAGCCGGGCAGCACTCAAGTCCGAATCAATAGCGGTGTTGCGTTTTCAGTCTACGAGTTCGGCACGTCAACTCTTGTGACTTCCGGCGTCTCCGGAACTGACGGCAAGATCACGATAACGGATATCACTAACGGCAAATACGACATCAAGGTGGACGGCGAGATAGTCAAGAGCTTCGAGATTGTCACGGTCGACTATGCAGAGAAGCACCCTGAATCATGGCAGGTGCATATAGCAGGAACGATCAGCGGCGACTCCGACGAATCCCCGAACGTGCCGGTGTTTGCTCAGGGCAGGGCGGGTGTCATCGAACGGATTCAGTTCATTGTCGAGCACATAGATGCTACCGGCGATGTAACGGTGCATATCCTCAAGGGCGTTGCCGGCGGGGCTGCGGCGCTCGCGGTTGCCACTGATTCGGCCTATAACAAACAGATCGCTCCCGGCTCAGAGCAATACAATGCAGGCAGCCCGCCTGACGTGACCAATATCGCGGTCGCCGCGAATGAGGCCGTGACTGTCGGCATAGATTACACGGCAGGGACAGTCGAGGGCTTGACCGTGGTGATGATTTTCAAACCTGATGAATAGAGGTGGAGGCATGAAGAAGCGATTTCAAAAGAGCGATGATATCCCGGAGCCGACTCACTATCTGGCAAACATTGATGTCGACGAGGTTACGCTGACCGGCTATCCGGCAGTTCCAAGGGCTAAGTTCAAAGTCAAGAAGTCGAACGGTGAAGAGGTCGAATCCGAAGGCGTAACTGTATTCCATAAGTCGCTGCCTGAAGGCAAGAAGCCGAATTTCACCAAAGACTTCAAGATCGCCAAGGTAGATGCTGCAGAGCAAAACGTCTTCGCGTTCTGTCTGTTCAAAGACGAGGGCGACTATCATGGCGATCTTGTGACCGACAACGAGGTCATCAAGGCGTGCCACTCGTTCCTGCGCAACATGGCCTTTGGTCAACAGGTCGGTACCGGCACCGGCTACGAGCACAAGAAGTTTGCCGACATCGGCTATCCGATTGAGAGCTGCATCGACTACGACGGGTCGATTGGCAAGAGCGTCGGCATGGACAACACCGCTGGTGCATGGTGGCTCGGCGTTCATGTGACAAATAGCGAGGTCTGGAAGAAAGTCGAAGACGGAGAGGTCACCGGTTTCTCGATTGCCGGTTATGCTGAGCGAGTTCCAATCGATAGCAAGTCGATTGCGCGCAGAGTGGTTGACCGCCTGAAGAGTGTGGTGAAAGGCGACGGCGACGCACAGACATACGCTGAGGTCAAGACCGACGAAGAGATCAGAAGCCAAGTGTGGGACATGGTCTGGAGACTCGGCGACTCACTACGCAGCATCATATCCGATGACACCGTCACTGACAAGAAGGCTATGGCAGAAGAGAGCTTCAAGCAGGCGTTCAATGACATCATGGCCGTGATTGCCTCGATCTCGACCGCATCGACTCAACAGGCCGACATCTTCGCAAATAGCCTCAAATCAATCAGAAGCGAGATAGATGAACTAATAGGGAAAGCAGGGGAACACCCAACAGGAGGAAATGACGTGGACGAAAAACAAGTGAAGGCCATAGTGACCGAGGTCGTGGAGGCTGTCAAGACCGAGCTTACTACTGCGGTTGATGACAAGCTCACGAAGGCACTCGCGGGTCTCGATGAAAAGTTCGAGAAGAAAGCGGAACCGCCGAAGGGCGATACTCCACCGGCGGAAGACCCGGTCGTGAAGTCACTTGATGATATCAAGGCACAGATCGGTGATGTCTCAAAGCGTCTCGAAGCAATCGAGAAGTCGCCCGGCAGTCGCAACGGTGCGGACCCGGAAGGTGATCCGGAGGTCAAGAAAGATCGCAGCAAGATGACAGTGCTGGAGAGAAGCGTGGATAGCACGAAGGGCACTCCAATGTCATTGCGTTCATAGCGAACGCACCCCGACATCAAATCTATGAGAGGAGGTACGAAATGGACTCGAATTAACTGAATGATAGGAGGGTGTGCTAAATGTACACGAAAGAAGAACTTGAGAAAATGTTCAACCAGTGGGCGAGCAATAGCGGGATTGCATTCGCCAAGGAGGCCAGCGGTACTATAACCACTGGCAACACCAACTTCGGTGACCTCATGCCAGCCACGGCAGTCCGCGATCTTATCGACTTGACGGTCGATCAGTCACAGTTCCTGCAGATGATTAACGTGATTCCCGTCACTCAGAGCAAGGGCAGCATCCCGATCATCGACTGGTCGCAGCCCACTTTGCGCAAGGTTGACCAGAACCACCCGCTGGTAAAAGGCTCCAAGCCCGACACCTCGCGTGCGGACTATGTCACTCAGAAGATGGGCGGCATTGTCACGTTCACGCATGAGGATTTGCGCGAAGCGGCTGCAATCGGAATTGAGAATTTCGAGGGCAAGCTCAATGCGCTGTTCACAAAGCAAATGGGTAACGATTTCTGCAAGACGATCTGGGATGGCGACACCACGCTTGACCCTGACCTGTCCGAAGAGAACGCGATGCTCTGCGCTTTTAACGGCGTTCACGTGCTGACGGAAGGTGCCAATGTCATCGATGCACATTCCATCGCGGCTTACGGCCTTGGCATTCACGGCGTGATGCTCGATAAGATGCCGACACCGTACAATAGCGATCCGGCTCTCAAGTGGCTCATGAGCCGCAGAACCGACAGCGCGTACCATCGCGAGCTTGAGAAGCTCGGAACAGCGCTCGGCGACGCAGCTAAGGTGACCGGTCAAGGCTGGAGCCCATACGGTATTGCCAAGTCGGTAGTGCCTCAGCTTCGGGACAATCTCGGACCCACCGCAACTCCCGGCGCCGCCATTGTCGATGACACCGATGGCACCATGACCGTGATTGTCGATACGTTCTTCACCACTCCCGGCACGGCGCATGCTGGCCGCAAGGTGACAGTCACGTATTTGCCGAACGGCTTATCCGAGACTCTGACAGTTACGTGGAATGCGACGAACAACATCGTCTCCACGACTACGGCACTCGGACAGACGACCATCAGCGTGACTGCGACGGACTACTCTATCCAGCTTGTCGATGAGACATCGATTGTGCTGACGAATCCGAAGTACATGAATCTCGTTCTGCTCGACGCATGGCGCGCAAGCCGGAAGTACAACGAAGAGTACGACCGTTATGAGATTCGGGTATGGCTGGAAGTTGCATTCCTTATGCCGATCCTGGCGGCACTCGTTAAGGCCAAACGCGTCACAGTCCCGATTGTCGAAACATGGTCGGCAGCGGCCTAACTGAAAGTGAGGTAGTTTGTGCCTAACGTCAAGGCGTGGAAAATAACAATGCTGGCTCATTCGTTTACGTCAGGAGGGCGGTCATTCTCGACCGGGTTCAAGGCTCTCATTCCGGACACGAATCCAGAGGCAGCATTCTTCAAACAGCATCCGCGTATCTTCAAGATGACAGAGACGCAGATGGCAATGCCGGACAAGGCTCCGGCGGCCTCTCAAGAGGCTAAATCCGACGATCTTGCAGAACTCGGACTCTCAAAACCAATAGTCGCAGCCTTGAGTAAGGCGGGAATCAGTAAGATTTCGCAGCTCAAGGATGTCACTGCTGAGGCATTGACCGAGTTTGAGGGCATTGCAGAGGCAAGTGCGGCCAAGATCGTCGATGCCGTAAACGATCATTTCGAGAAAGGTTCAGGTGAATAGCTATGAAATCAGGAGAAGGCTGGTTTGGACATGGAATGATGGGAGGTAGCGGATCGGAATTTGACCTCCATCAGAATCAAGTCATCGGCATGTTTGTAGGTGCCCCAACTACGGGGTCTACAATCACAACTCTTGCCCATGATTTCAACGTCAACATCGACAAAGGCATTCTGGCCGTAGATGGTGTTGTGCTGGAGTTCGCGGCACAGGCTGACTACTCAATCAGTGTAGACGCTACGGGTCCACCGACGGATATGGGCACCGGCTACTCAATCGTCTACTCGATCGTCGCATACAAGAGTTTGGGCGACGCCGCTCTGCGGCTCATGGTCGTAGCCGGTGCTGTGGCTCTCGATGCGGCGGCGCTGCCGCCTGCACAGGCGACTATCGAGGCTCTGCTTGCAGCAGATACTCCGTGGTTTGAGCTTGGCAGAACGAAGGTCAAGAGAACGGCGGCTACCACTCTGACGCAGACCTACGATAACAGTGTGCGCCCGATGCAAATGCCTGACGCGGTATAGAGGAGTGAAATGTACTGCTTGCTTGCGGACATACGCGCCCGTGGAGTTTCGGCAACTGACGCGGACGATGATGCGGTTGAATCCGCCATCGCCCGCGCTACGAAGTTCATAGACCAAGCTACCCGGCAGTTTTTTGAATCCCGATCGTTAACTGCATCGCTGTCGGGTGCTGGTCTTGCCGATTTGAAGCTGCCCGTTCCGCCTATCGCTATCACGGCTGTGACCGTGAGTATCAATGACGAGGATGCTGAGGATGACGATGTCATAGACTCTGATGACTACAAGATCGTCATGCCGACATTGCCTGACGGTCGAATGAATCCGATTCTGCGATACATTGATGGCGTATGGCCTGACGGTTCAGAGATCACTATCGAGGGCACATGGGGCTATGTAGATGATCCGCTGGGGACTCCGACAACGCCCGTAAACATCACAGAAGCTTGTATTCTCAAGACGCTCTGTGAGCTTGGGCACGATCCCGATTCGAGTTCGGGGCTTATGTCAGAGTCGATCAAGGATTACAGCTATGAGCAATCCGAGAGTCAGGCTGCGAGTAGATCAACAGCGGCGAAGATTGTCAAGTATCTACAGCCATATATCAAATACAGGTGTGTGGCTGTGTGAAAGGGGAGGACATGCCGGAGGGACAACATGAGTGTATTCAAGCAGAGCGGCTCAAGCTGATCGAAACCGATCTTCGGGAGGCGAGGAAAATCATGAACGGAAAATTTGATCGCCTGACTGCGGATACGAACGCTGGAATTGATAAGATTTGGAGGAAGCTTGACGGTATGGCTACCCAGCAGGTGTCCAACAAGATTAATACGGCCAAGAACAAGTACGACATCAAGTGGATCGTGCTGTTGCTAACTGTCATCGCCTCAATTATTGCGAACTTTTACAAGGGCTGAAATGAAACCGTCATCTCAACTACAGGCAGGCTTTAGGAAAGCAATAGCTGATCGTGCTGTCATGGTCGGCTATTCGTCGTGCTCAGAGGCTCCCGGGAATGTCGAGCCGTTCACGTTGGAGGTCGAGGATCATGGCGATGCATATCCTGTGACAGTTCAGATCCCGGCGCTTGTCGATACGATGCCAGCCAAGGCTATTCGAGAGAAGTTCGGGCTTGCTGCTTCGGGAAGTTCACAAGGCTATTCCGGTGACGCGATTCTCCTATTGATCGCAATGGCTGAATTTGAGGAGAATTCGATTGTTCCCAAGTTCGGCGACAAGGTAATGCTGCCTGACGATTCAAGGCCATGGTACGTGACCCGTAAGCCGAACTATGGACAACAGGTGCATGGTAAGCACATAGGTGCTCAACTAATCTGTGCAAGAAAGGCGTCGTACGATGACCGTAGTCCTAACAGGTGACTGGAAGGCGTTGGACGATATATTCAAGCGCCTGCCTCGCAGAGTCCAGAAGAATATCCAGCTTGCCACGAGCAGGAATGCCTCGACGGTCGTCACGAAGACCAAGAAGATCATTCGCGATCAGAGTGAGAATTGGCCTCCGCTGAAGCCGGAGACTATCGAGCGCAAAGGATCATCGAAAGCTCTTATCGAGCATGGTGATCTGCTCGGATCGATTAAGAAGACTGAAGTGATGGAGACTGTTTTCTTTGTCGGCGCACTGCGGACTGCAAGGAACAGGGACGGCACAAGCCTTGCAGACATCTATGCGGTGCACGAATTCGGAAGCTGGTCGGCTGCTGGTCGATCTGGCGGGCAATCAGGCATTGTTCCGGCACGATCGTCACTGCGGCCCGGTCTCGAGCAATCCGAGAAAGCGTGCTTCACGCGCTGGGAGAAAGCTCTCGACGCCTCACTGAAGGGTCTCAAGTATGCCTGAGATAGAATCAAACATCTTCTATGACATCGGCATGGCAGTCGAGGAGTACTGGCAATCAAAGTTTGGCGACAACGTTGTTATTCACCTTGCCAGCCCAGACGAACGCGTGGTCAATACCCAGGACAGTGAGCTGATATATCCCCGTGTGGCCATGTCATTCATCGGATCGAGTCCCGATAGCAACAGACGGTACGGCGGGGTACTGAAGGAAGTCGTAAAAGATACCGACGCCGGAACCGCAACTTTGACAGACCTGCCTATCCCGGTCAATATCGATATTCAGATGGATTTGCTCGCGACAACGCGGGTCTCGATGTTCGATTTGCAGGAGGTTGCTCTGCGGGTGCTTGGTGCTCTCTATCAGGAATCGATTACGACCAAACAAGAGCGCACGATACACCTCGTTCGACTGCCGGAAAGCTACGACTTCGGCGATAGAAACACCGAAGGCTTGTGGCGATCCGTCTATCGCTTCAGAATCGAGGCATGGCTTGAGTCGGCTGCTGAGGCGGAAGAGGTCTACTTAGTACTGACAATAATTCTCGACATAAATACACAAACCATAGAGTCACAAGGAGGTTGAGCGTGTTCATACTGCACAACCGAACAAAGACATTCGTGACAGTTAAACCGGAGAAAGGTAAGGAATTCACGCTCTCGGCGGGGGCGAGTTCTGAGCCGTTGGCGGCGGAAGAGCTTAGTGCTTCGATCTCTGCGCAGAAGAGATGTGATATCCTTGATATCATCAAGGTCGAAGATAAGCCGGACAAGTCACGAGTCAAGATCGAAAAAGTCGTGCCGCCTGACAGCGGGGGAGGTGAGGGTAAATGAATCTGAACAAAGGCGTAAACATAACCGAAGGGCAGTCCGCGTCAACGATTGAAGGTATAGCTACCAACAAGTCGGCGATCATCGGCAATTTCCTGAAAGGCCCGGTCAATGTCGCGACTCTCGTGACGAGTATGGCAGAATTCGAGCGGACATTCGGGACTAAACCAGCGACAGGGACAACAGGCTACTATTCGGTTGCGGCATTCTTTGCGAAGAATGGATCGGCACCGGTATGGATTGTCAGAATTGCGTCAGCTACGGCTGCCAAGTCAACTCTGACTATCGTTGACCGACAGGGTATACCTGCCAGTACTCTGAAGGTGGAAGCGATTTCTGAAGGCGCCGAAGGCGACTACACATCTGTCCAGATCGCAGACGACAACATTTTATCAACAATCCCGTCGGCAAACATTGCCATTGCAGCTACATCGGCCAGCCTTCAATCCATCGGTGGGCTTGAGGTTGGATCGTGGGTCGAACTCGACAACGGCACGCTGCAGGAACAGCGACAGATAACAGGCATTGATGTTGCTAACAAGCAGATCACATGGGTGACCGGGCTGACGAATGCCTACACGACCGCGAATGGCTCTGTAATATCACAGGAATTCAAGATTCTTGTCTATTACAAGAACAACCTGGTCGAGACGTGGGAAGGTTTGTCGATGGTCGATGACGTGACGTTCCACGTTGAAAAGGCGATCAACGATAACAGCAACTATATCGTCGTAACCGACCTGAAGGCGTCCGACGCAGGATTCACTGACATGCCTGCCGTGACTGCCAAGACGGCACTCGCAAGCGGCGCAGACGGACTATCGGATGTCACGGGTTCTGACTATGAAGGTTCAGCTTCACTTGGCACCGGCATCTACGCGCTGGACGGCGTGGAGAATCTGTTCTATTTCTGCTGCCCGAATCCGAAGTTGACCGATGGAGATCCCGCAGCGGCCTACAAGCAGCTTGTCCAGAAGATGCTCGACTATGCTGATGTCCCCGGTAGTCGGGTGACAATGACGGTCTATGCTGACATTCCGTTCGGCAAGACTGAGGCTGAAGCCATAACTTGGGCTGCGGCATTCGAAGGCAGGAGGCTCGTGCTCTGGTATCCCTGGGGATCGATCAATCTGTCGACAGGCATTGAGTACATCCCGGCGAGTTCCGGCGCCATGGGTGCCGCTGTTCGCAAGAACAACGATCGCGGCGTCCACAAGAACATCGGCAATGAGGCTCTCGGCTACTTCACGGAGCTTGAGAAACAGGTCTCAAGCGCAAACTCCGAGCTCTTGAACGATGCGGGGGTCAACACAATCGAACTGAAGAACGGCAGCATCCGCACATGGGGCGGCAGGACACAGAGCGCAGAAACGGCATGGCGGTTCGCCCACTTCTCCGAGTACTGGAATTACTTGGCGGCGACACTTACGGCTGGCACTCAAGGTATCATCTTCGAACCGAATGATGCCGGACTCCGGAAGAGAGTGACGCGCATACTGACCAATCTTCTGAATAACGAGAAGGTGATCGGCGCGATAACCGACTTTGCGGTCGTCTGTGATGCAAGTACGAATCTGCAGGATCAAGTGGCACTCGGCGTGTTGAAGGCGACAATCGCATACGTGCCTGTCGGTACCGCCGAGAAGTTCCAGATCGTGCTAACCAGTTCACCGAGCGGGCTTGTCGCAGCTTAACATAGGAGATAGGATATGCCTTCAGACTATAACAAAAATCCTGTAGTTCACGGGAATTTCAGGCTTGAGATTGACGGGATACAGGTCGCGTCATTCAAGGAGTGCTCCGAGCGGGAGTTTGCCAAGACTGTCGCGAGAACGCGCGCGGGCGATGATCCTCCCTACAGTCAAACCTACGAAGGGCGCCCGACATTTCCCGACGTTACGCTCAAGAAGCAGCTTCGAGAGGGCGCCGCTGCGGACAACAAGGAACTCTATGACTGGCACAAGCTCGGCTCTGCCGGAAAACGGACAGTCTCGATCATCGATCTTGACTTTCAGGGTAATGAGGTCAGGCGCACAAACCATTACGGGGCATGGTGTCCGAATTTCAAAATGGGATCTCACGATTCCACGAATGAATCAGATCCGATCATCGATGAGATGATGATCTCCTATGACTACGGGGAATGGGCGTAAATGTCACTCTCCACGTTGCCAAATGAGCTTCTCGATAAGCTCAACGTCCTGAACCTTGGGCCGCTCCTGACGCACAGCTTCGTGCTCGACATAGACGGACAGCTCCCTGCGAGTAACATCGTCGGGGGCTTTCGTGAAGTCAAGGGCTTGCAGCTTACGGGGGGTACATACGAGATTCGGGAGCTCGGCTATGATGGTGTACATACGTTTCCAGCCGAAGAGCAGAATCGACCCGTCACTTTGATAAGAGGGCTGTCGACAAGTCGGTTCCTGTTCGACTGGAGACAACAAGTCATCAACTGGCAGCGTGGACAATCGTCGTATGCTCGCGACGTGGTTATCTATCACTTGCACTGGTATCGCGGTGAGGCATTCGAAGTCTGGGCTTGGCAGCTTCGTAATGCATGGCCTTCGGATTGGGTCGGTCCCGACTATGATTCGAACAAGAGCGAGCTGGCAACGGAACAACTCGTTCTGCAGCATGCCGGTTTGAGTGAACGCAAATCAATTTTGAACGGGACTGTCGGGGAAATCGGCAGCCTCTTGCAGTGAGGAGAATATGGGTTATCAGACGACAAAAGAATTTGAGCTTCCGGTCGGCTATGAGAAGAATGGTGAGGTTCACAAAGCCGTAACCATGAAAGCGCCGACTGCAGGCGATATCATGGTACTGCAGAAAGACATCGAGTTCCAGCGAATCGCCAAAGCGGAGTTCTTCCTGAATTCCGAGAATCCGGTCGATATGATCGGGTCAATGGGATCGCTATTGACCCTTGCATCGATACTCGTTCCTCGACTCGTTACGCAGCTCGGAACTCTGACAAAGGTCGAACGCCCGGACATTCACAATATGTCCGTACCTGACGTGACAAAGCTCGTGACCGAGGCTATGGGGCTGATGACGGGCGGCATCGAATCGCCTGAAGACAAAGAGGCCGCAGCCCCTTTACAATAGCGGAGTTCTTCGAGGGACTCCTTTGCGGTGATACTCTCAGACAGGAGATATTCCTGTTGGTCAATGAAGGCGGATTCACCTACTCGGACGTGCTCGATATGGAGCTTTCGGATATGCACAAGTACATGGACTTGCTCGCGGATCACGAAAAAGCCAAAGCTGACGCATACAAAAAGGCATTCAAGAAATGATTCTCAGTAAACAGCTCGGACTCGGTGCTCTGATTGCCGTCAATGTCAAGGGCATGCAAAAGCTGAAGGGTCTTGGCACGAGCTTCAATAAGGTCAGGACTGATGCTCGCCGCATGGGGCAGACGATTAAGTCCGAGATGGCGAGGGTCAATCGAAGCTTTACCGATATGCGAGCCGGGATCATGAAGGGCATGGGTATGATCGCGGTTGGCGGGGCGATAGCGGCACCAAGCATTATCATGGGTAAGGTGGCCGCTGACTTCGAAGATCAGATGGGGTCAATCAAGTCACTCCTCGTTACAAGTCTTCCGGAAGATGAGGTCGATGCTGCAATGAGGGGCATTCAGCGGACAATCCTCGATACCGGAAAGCGTGTAAGGGTGCCGCTCGGCGATCTTGCGGACTCCTATTATCAGCTTCAATCTGCAATCGGCAGCGTTGTTGACACTCAAGCCGCATTGGAACCTACCGCAGCACTTGCTATAGCTGGCAAGGGCACGATGGCTGATGCAGTCGGTACGATGACCAAACTCTTAAATACATACGGCAAGGCGTGGGGCGACTCAATGTCTCCTGTAGAAAAGGCCACTAAGATCGCAAACATCGCCGCCTCAACTATAGCGGCTTACAATACAGAACTACCGCCGCTCAGTAGCGCACTGCGGCGTGTAGCCGGTTCAGCTAAGACAGCAGGTGTGCCGCTTGCTGAGCTATTCACTATTATCGGCGCGGCACAAACGGGCGGGCTGGAGGGTGAGCTGGCAGGTACCGGCTTGGACGCATTCTTCAGACAGGTATCCCAAATCGTAAGCAAGCGCAAGGCGGGAATGACGCTATTGCCGGGCATTGCTTTGGCTGACGATGCAGGAAAGATTCTGCCGTTTTATGATATTCTCGGTCAACTCGAACAACGATTTGGAATAACGGCAGAGCGGATGAAAGAGCTTGCGGATCAAGGTATCGAGGGAGAAGATGCACTCCGTGCGATGGGACTGGAAACGGAATCTTCTGCAGAACTGTTTGCCGCATTCGGCGATGAGGGTGCGAAAGTAATCAAGGTGCTGCTCGGTCAATCTGAGGCACTGAGAGCACAAACCAAAGCCACTGAAGAATCAGACAATCTCACCAAGATGCTCGATGCACGACAGCAGGGATTGATAGCTCGATTGACGATGACTGCGAATCGTGTCCGTGGAGTTGCTATTGCAATCGGAGAGAAGCTTTTGCCTGCTCAGAAGAAAGCCGGTGAAACCGATTGGGTAGACAGCCTCAATGCCTTCATCGAATCCACTGAAAAATTCGTCACCGAACACCCCGATCTGATCAAAGCCATCACTGCTATCACGCTTGGAATAGCGGCACTGACCGTTACGCTCGGAATAGCAAAGATTGCTATGGCTATCTGGAGTACAGCTACAGTGGTCGCGAGTGCTGCATGGGGCGCGCTGAATGCCGTATTTGTCGCGAGTCCTCTGGGCTGGATTGT